CTTGCTGGCCGACCCGGCGGACCTGCCGGTCATCGAGGTGGCGTTCCTCAACGGCCAGCAGTCGCCGGTGATCAAGACGGCGGAGGCGGACTTCAACGTGCTCGGCGTGCGGATGCGCGGCTTCCATGATTTCGGCGTCAGCCTTCAGGATCCGCGCGGCGGGCTCAAGAGCAAGGGCGAAGCGTAAGCGGAGGACAAGCCAATGGCGACCTTTGTGCATGACGGCGAGGCAATCGACTACACCCCGACGGCGGACGTGGCGGCCGGGGCGGTCGTGGTCCAGGGCGAACTGGTCGGCGTGGCCAAGGTGGACATCCCGGCCGGCACGCTTGGGGCGCTGGCGGTCGCGGGGGTCTTCGACTTCCCCAAGGCCACCGGCTCTGGGATTACGGCCGGGGCGCTGTGCTACTGGGACGCGACCAACCAGCGGGCAACGACCAGTTCAAGCGGCAACAAGCTCATCGGCAAGTGCGTCAAGGCCGCGGCTGATGTCGACACGACCGTCCGGGTTCGGATGAGCCAGTAACGCCCGCCTGCCGCGACGTGTGCGGCGCGGGCAGGGAGGCGCTTGAAGCGTGGGTGACCTGTTGAGGCAAGGAAGCCAATGGCTGGAGCAGATGCGCTGGGCGCACTGCTCCAGCCAGGTCACCTATCGACGCGGTGCCCAGGAGCAGGTGCTCAGCGCGACGTTCGGGCGGACGCAGTACGAGGTCCAGGACGACTTCGGCCACGTGGTGGCGGCGCACGTGACGGACTTCCTGGTGGCCGCGGCAGACTTTGCCCCCGTCTTCGGCGAGCCGCAGCCGGGCGACCAAGTCGTCGCCGACGGCGTGGTCCACGAGGTGATGAGCCTGGGCAATCAAGGGCATTGGCGATGGAGCGACCCGTATCGGCAGACGTGTCGGATTCACACCAAGGAAGTGGGCGCGGCCCCGTAGGGATGTGCCACATGAGCCAGTGCACAGGACAGTACGAGCGGGTGTGCAAGGGCGAGTTCGCGGCCATCCACGCGAAGCTCGACCGCTTGGACGAGGCGATTCGCGGCAACTCCAAGCCCGGCATCCAGCTTCGGCTGGACCGGCTGGAGGCGGCCGAGGCCGTGCGGTCGAAACTCCTGTGGATCATCGCCGGGTCGGTCGTGTCTCTGGCCGTCGCGGCCGTCTGGAAGTTGGTGATCGGAGGCTGACGTGGCGAAGCGCTGGATCAACTCGATGGACGTGGAGGTAAGCCCCAGCGGCGCGCCGCAGTTCGACATCGCCGGGTGCACGTCCTTCACGGGCGGCACGAAGACCGTCGCGTCGGCTGCCACGCCGGAGAAGCTCGTGGCAGCGTCCACCCCGTGTCGGTTCGTGTGGGTCGGCGCTCGCGTGGACAACTACGGGAACCCGCTGAACAGCTACCCCTGCTTCATCGGCGACTCAGGCACCCAGAACATCCCGGTCATGCCCAGCAACTACGAGGGCCTGGTCATCCGCATCGACGACGCCAGCAAGGTTTACATCCGCGTCGTCAGCGGCGGCAACGGCGTGACGTACCGCATCTTCGCGTGAGGTCATCGTGCCGACGATTACAAGCGCACAATCCGGCTACTGGGACGACCCGACGACCTGGGCCGGCGGTGTCGTGCCCGACCTGTCGGTCGATGACGTGGTCGTCGCCGGTTACCACACCGTCACCGCGGACGGGTCTTCCCTTACGCTTGCCGGCGGCCGGACCATCACCATCGAAGCCTATGGTGTGCTCGAACTCGGGACGCAGCTGACGGTCGAGAGCGGCGCGTCGGTCTATGTCCAAGGCGGCCTGTACGTCTACGCCTACGTTGAGGTGCGGGGCTACCTCCAAGTGGACAGCGGCGGGTGGCTGGACGACGCCGGCGGGCTGGCGGTCCTCTACGGCGGCTCGGTCGATGTGAGCGGCTCTGTCCACGTTGCCCCCTATGCCTACTTCGACGTGGTGTACGGCTCCAGCCTGCACGTGTACGGCTCGTTTTACCAGGACTGGAGCGCCTATTCGAATCTGTACCAGGGCGCGTACGTCTCCGTCGAGTCCGGCGGGTCGGCCTACTTCGACGGCAACCTGAATGTTGATGACTACAGCACGTTCCGCGTCTACGGCATCGCCGACTTCTACTACGGCAGCAGCGTGGAGGTCCGCTACGGAGGCGAGCTCTACGTCGAGGCGGGCGGTAGCCTGATCGTCCGCAACTACCTGAACGTGGTCGATTCCGGTTACCTCTACGTCCACGGCAACCTGACGCTCGACGGCTCCCTGTACGCCTACGGCGGCTCGCAGGTCTACGTCGAGTACGGGGGCACGCTCACCGTCAACGGCTACATGAGCGTGGAGTACTACTCCACGCTGACCGTCTACTCCGACGGCAAGCTGGTGGTGGCCCGCTACGGCGGCCTTGAGGTCTACAACTCCGGCTCGATCTACTTCGACTACCAGAGCCGGTCCGACCTGTTCGGCTACTTCCGGCTGGATTACGACGCCTACCTGTACCTGGGGTGGGACGCCATCGTCCGCGTCTACCGCGCGGTGGATGTTTCCGGCCGGATGGAAAATGGCGGCGGGAAGATGGTCATGCTCCGTCGGGAGGGACGGATCAACGACGCCTACGGGAATTCCTTGTTCGTGTTCGATCAGGCCTACGGCCACGGCCAGACCCTGGTCGCGTAGGAGAACATCGCATGGCAGAGGCAAGACGACAGATGGAACTCTCGGCCGCCGAGCAGGCGGTCATCGAGCGGATGCGGATGACGCCGGAGGAGCGTCAGGCGGAGGTCGAGGCCCGCCGCCAGGAGCGGCTGGCCACCTTGACGCCCGAACAGCGGGAGGCCGAGGAGGCCCGTGCCGCGCGGATCGAAGCCATGACCACGCCGGAGCGCCGGGCGTACCTGGCCGGGCAGCGTTTGGCGGGGGTCGCCCGGGCGATGCGCCGGGACGCCGCCAAGGGCGTGGGCCTGGCCGAAACGCTGGCAGCCGTCGAGCCGCCAAGCAGGCCCGACGTGGACTGGCTGGTCGGGGAAGTGAAGAAGGTGAACTGACCCATGGCGCTGATCGCAGACATCGCGGACGCGGTGGTGACGGCCCTGAACGACCACACGTTCAGTCAGCCGTTCACGGCGGTGCGGGCGTATCGGCCCGTCTTCGACCTGAAGGAGATGACGGACCTTCACGTGACGGTCGTGCCCAAGGGCGTGGAGCTTACCACCGCAGGACGCGGCCTGGCGCAGAGCGACGTGCAGATCGACGTCGGCGTCCAGAAGAAGCTTGCCGGCGGGGACAACGCGGAAATCGACCCTCTCCTGGGCCTGGTGCAGGAGATAGCCGAGTTCGTCCGGGCGACGGGACGCTTTGGCGACGCGGCATGGGTCAAGACCGAGAACACGCCCATCTACTCCCAGGAGCACTTGGGCGAGCTTCGGCAGTTCACCAGCGTCCTCACGCTCACCTTGAGGGTGATGACGGCATGATCGGGATGGTGACCAAGCAGATGTTCTTCGACCGCAAGGCGGTCACGAGCGGGGTGGACAAGGCCGCGCGGAAGGTGCTCTCGAAGTTCGGGGCGTTCGTGCGGACGGGCGCGAAGCACAGCATCCGCAAGCGCAAGGCGGTGTCGGAACCGGGCAGCCCGCCTTCGAGCCACGTGGGGCTGCTCCGCAAGCTCATCTACTTCGGCTACGACCCCGGGCGAAAGAGCGTGGTCATCGGCCCGACGCCGCTGCACGGCACAGCCGAGGCCCCGCCGCTCCTGGAGTACGGCGGCAAGGCGCGGCGGCGCGGGCGCAAGGGCAGGCCCGTCACGGCGACTTACAAGGCGCGGCCGTTCATGGGACCGGCATTCGAGCGCGAAAAGCCCAAGCTCCCGGCGATGTGGGCAAACAGCGTGAAGCAATAGGAGGCCAAGGACATGGCGACGTTCATTCTGGGCAAGGACGCGAAACTCTATCACGGCCCCGCCGGCAGCACTCCCTCGACGGAGATGTCCAACGTGCGGGACGTGACGCTGACGCTGGAGGCGGGCGAGGCGGACGTGACCACGCGGGCCAACTCCGGCTGGCGTGCGACCGCCCCCACGCTCCGCGAGTGCACCTGCGAGTTCGAGATGGTCTGGGACCCCGACGACGCCGGATTCACGGCCATCAAGAACGCCTTCCTGGCGTCGGGCCTGATTGCCCTGAAGATTCTGGACAAGACGGGTGGCCAAGGGCCGGACGGTGACTTCGCCATCACCTCCTTCAGCCGCAACGAGGCCCTGGAGGAGGCCATCACCGTCAGCGTGACGGCGAAGCTGTCCGTGTTCCGCAGCTGGATCGAGGGAACCTGAGAGACATGAAGACCTTCACCGATACCGCCGGGCGGACCTGGACGGTTGCGCTCACCATCGACGCCGCCAAGCGCGTGAAAAGCCTGCTCGACGTGAACCTCCTGGAACTGGAGGCGGGCGACCCGCCGCTGCTCACGCGCCTGGGCACGGACGTGATCCTCTTGTGCGACGTGATCTTCGCCCTCGTCAAGCCGCAGGCCGACGCGGCCGGCGTCAGCGACGAGCAGTTCGCGGCGGCCCTGGGCGGTGATGTGGTCCTCGCGGCGCAGACGGCCTTCTACGGGGAACTCGTCGATTTTTTCCGCAAGCTGGGCCGGGGCGACCTGGCCAAGGCCGTGGACGCCCAGCGACGGATGATCGACCTGGCGGTCGCGAGGATCGAGACGCGGCTGGACAAGCTGGACCTGGAGGCGGCGGTCGAATCGACCCTTGGCGAACCATCTACGAACTCGCCGCCGTCGTCGGAATCGACCCCGGGCCGCTGACGCTGCGGGAACTGTTGTGGATGGCCGAGGCGCGGGGCCGGGACAACTGGGCGCACACGTCGGCGGTGCTGGCGCTGGTGGCCAATGTGAACCGCGACCCGAAGAAGACGAGGGCCTACAGGCCGAGCGACTTCGACCCGTACTCGACCAGAGAGAAGCGCGACGAGGCTATTGAGGTGACGGATATGGGCGTCTTGAAGGACGTCTTCACCAGACCCAAGGAAGGAAGGTGACGCGATGAAGAAGGCTGCGATGTGCATTGCGGTGCTGGCCGTGCTGTGCCTGGCCGGCTGCGGGAACGTGTACCTGCGGGGCGAGGCGCTGACGGCGGCGGAGACTTCCACGATGGACGCCTACCAGGCCGTCGAGCGTTCCGAACCCCAGCGCGAGCCGGACTGCCCGGCGTGGTTGCGGGCGTACCTCCAGGAGAACTTCAAGCAGTGGCGGTTCTTCGTGCGAGCGGCTCGCAAGGATGAGGCCTGGGGACCGAAGCTGGAGGGCGAGCAGCCATGAGCGACCTCAATCAACGTGTTCAGGAACTGCTCGCCCGCATCCCCGAAGACCAGCGGCAAGCCGCAACGGCACTCTTGGCGGAGTACGGGCCGAGGCTCTTCGACCTGGCCCAGGAGGACGCCTGGCA